ATTTCAAACAGAACTATGATGAAGAAGTTGCTGTGCAAGACCAATTTGAAACTCTTTATGAAACGGTTGTAAAATGAAATATATTTTTAAACAAATAGACAACATCTCTGGTCATAATACAGAGACAACGGTCGAATTTAATGCAGATACACTTGATAGTGTTTTAGAACAATTTGAATTGTTTATTCGTGGCTGTGGTTTCTATCCATCAGGCACACTAGACTTTGTGGATGAAGATGAATGTGAAGAATGGCATAATGAAGAGTTTGAAACACCTGTTCATCCATGGACTCAAACTGATGCTGAGTGGCCATTCGCAAAACAACAACAATCAATCTATGACGGTGATTTAAATTCACCAAGTGCAGGTGCTACTACGCACCCATGGCAAGGTGTTGCACCATCTACTGCAATGCAATGGACAGTAAAAGAACTAATGAAAGGTCCAATCACCTTACAATCTGTTTCCGATAACTGTTCAGTTTGTGGTTTGAGTTTTGAAAAAATGAAGAATCAAAAATGTTGGGATGCTAAATGTCCAAAAGGAAATGATGCCTACTAAAGATGAGATGGCAAAATTTGCCAAGTCCATTGAAGAGTTAGTTTCAACAACAGATTACAATTATATCGAAGCGATAGTTGCACATTGTAAGACTACTGGATTGGAAATTGAAGTGGCTGCAACATTGATTAATTCCAATCTAAAGTCAAAAATTGAAATGAATGCTATGGATAATAATATGTTAAAAGATAAAGGTGCTAGATTGCCAATATGACTGGTTATGAAACATTTGAAATTTATCAGGCACTCAAACTACACTTTACATCGGACTCTTATGATTTTTTCAAATACAATGGTAAGACCAATGTTAGTGTAAGTGCTTTTGAGAACAGAAAAGACAAATATCATTTTTATAAATTGTCTCGTAAGTGTACCAATAGAGATGATTTGATTAATTTTATTGTTGCTAATTTTGTTGAAGATGAGAAGTCTTGGGTCGGTAACTTGTTGATGGAAGAAGCAGATATGAATTACCGAAAGAGACAAAAGGTAATTCAGTCTTTATCGTATACATTTGAGAATGATTGCAAAGTGATTTTTGAAGATTGTGCTTCTGATCCAAATACTGTATTGGAGACTGATGGTGATTATCCGGTTTTATTGACAAAGACATTGCGAAAAGAAACACAAATTGAAACCTTGTGTATACTTAATGAAATACTTGGGTTCTTTCCAATGTGGTCTAGGAAAATTACCGATACCATTCGTTGGCCTGAATACAGGAAGAAATGCATCAAGTATACCGCATTTCTCCCCAAAGATGTAGTAAAATACAAGTTGATATTGAAAAGAGTGATTTAAATGAAAATCAGTAAAATTTATTTGGACATGGACGGTGTAGTCTGTGACTTTGAAAAGAAATTCAAAGAGAAATTTGGTGAAGATGCTCTGAAACAAAGAGACAAAAAACTGTGGACTGAGAACTGGCCTAACTTCATTAAGAATAAACAGTTTGAGGAACTAGAATGGTTTCCTGGTGGACTTGACTTGTTAAAATTTATCCGCAGTTATGAAGTTGATGTTGAGATGTTGACTTCATCTGGCGGTGAAATGTTCCATGAAGAAGTTGCGGAACAAAAAAGAATTTGGTTGAAAAAGAATAACATTGCTTATAAACCAAATGTAGTGCCTGGAAGACGGCATAAGGCTCAGTATGCAAAGCCTGATATCATTTTAATTGATGATACCGAAGATGTAATAAGTGCCTTTAACAAGGCAGGTGGGATCGGCATACTTCACAAAGATGCAGGTGAAACTATTGAGAAATTGAAAGTTCTGCTTGCATAGTGACTAAATATTATGTTATAATGATATTGTGGACAAAATACTATACAACAATTATACATCGTATATACGAAAGGAAATAAAATATGAGTTCATTTGCAAACCTTAAGCGCAATCATAGTTCTTTGGAGAAACTCACAAAGGCGATTGAAGCTACCACAGCAACCACCTCTTCTGAGGCCGGTTCAAAAGACGATACCAGACTCTGGCAACCTACTGTTGATAAAGCAGGCAATGGCATGGCAGTTATTCGCTTTCTTCCCGCACCTGCGGTAGATGGTGATGATGCACTACCTTGGGTTCGTAGATTCGACCATGGATTTCAAGGTCCAGGCGGTTGGTATATTGAAAACTCTCTGACAACTCTTGGTCAAAAAGATCCAGTATCAGAGTATAACACTACACTATGGAATTCTGGCATCGAAGCGAACAAAGAAATTGCTCGCAAACAAAAACGCCGTTTGCATTATATCGCTAACATTTTGGTCGTATCAGACCCAAGTAATCCATCCAATGAAGGTCAAATCAAACTGTTTAAGTTTGGTAAGAAAATCTTTGATAAGATTACAGAGGCGATGAATCCAGAATTTGCTGATGAAACACCAATCAACCCATTTGATATGTGGGAAGGTGCTAACTTCAAGTTGAAGATTCGTAATGTTGAAGGCTATCGTAACTATGACAAATCAGAGTTTGCTGATAAGTCTGCATTACTTGATGGTGATGATGAGAAACTTGAAGCACTTTGGAAGAAAGAATATTCTCTCAAAGAATTCACCGACCCATCTAACTTCAAATCATATGAAGTATTGAAGGCGAAACTTGATAAAGTTTTGGGCTTTGATGGTGGTTCTTCTGTAAAGACTAAGGCAGAAGATGCCGTCTTTAAGAAATTTGATGATGAAGATGTTTCCGTAATTGACAAACCAGTTACAGAAGATGAAGACTTGGATTACTTTAAGTCTTTAGCAGAAAAAGAGTAAAATCTTTTGTGCAAATTAAACCCCGCCTTGTGCGGGGTTTTTTATGCTGCTTTTGCTTCTGCTCTACTAGTGTTTCTAACATTCGTATTGTTGTTAGTAATTCCAGCATTAATAACAGTTGGTGTTTGTCTCTTCTCTTGTTCTCTTTGATTTTGTGCTAACTCAACAGAGTTCTTAGCTACTTTTTCTCCAACTTCTGGTTTACCGGTTGCAAGGTTAGTTACTTTACCACTATCATTGACAACATTTTTACCATCAGCAACAGCCGGCAATGTAGCAGGTTGCACATGCCAATCTTCATTTGGAACTGGTCTTGTTAATCCAAACTTCTCTAACCAACCAGTAGGTTTATCTCTTGATCCAGCCAATACATTAATTCCAGAATCACCTTTTGCATTAATGTCAATCGCAAGACCTTTTAAGTGTAAACTTCCTTTACCCTGACCAAGTGGTGGCATTGGTTCTGCAACCATTTTTTTAGCAGCTGCAACATTACCACCAAGTTCAGCAACTTTTTTATCAAACAGTTCTTTTTGTTTTTCGTTTGAACGAAATCCTGAAGTGATTAATAATGGTTTTCCTGTCTCTCTTTTGAACGCATCTGTCATTTTAGCAACAGGGTCTTCTAGAGCAGGTTTAAATCCACTCATATCAACACCAGGTTGAGTCTTCACTAATTGTGCTAATGAACCAGCACTCTTTTGTCCAGGTTCTTCTTTTGCATCACCACTAATTGGTTCTGGTGCAGGAGATGGAGTTGCTGCAACTGGTGCAGCTGGTGTTGATGAAACTGCTGGTGCTGATGGTGATGGTGCTTGTGTAGTTGGTGTTGTTATTTTCGATACAACTTTTTTTACTACATCAAATATTTTTCCAGGAACAGCTTTTAATTCTTTTATTTTTTCTTCTTGTTTTTTTCTTTTTTCTGCTCTTAACTCTTCTACTTTTGATTTTTTTTGTTCATTTAAAGCAACTAATGTATCTCTTCTTGCTTTTAAAGTTTCAATTTGTTCGTTTAATAATTCAATAGGAGTTTTTACTTCTATTGGTTGTGATTCTGGTGGTGTTTTTTCTTTATTGAATCCAAAAAAATTCTTTAATTTTTGAAATTTATCATTAAAATAATCTCCAATACCACCAATAAATTTACCAACTGTTTCTGCAATAGGGGATAGAAAATTAATTACATCATCAAATAGTTTACCTATATTGTCTTTACCAAATACTCCAAGTGTTATGAAGTCTATAAATTCGACAAATCCCTTTTTAATACTAGCAAGAATATCGCCAGTATCCATAAATTCTTCAAAACCTTTGTAGATGCCACTAACAATAGTTGTAAGTAAAAATGCAATTCCAATAATTTTCAAAGAACCCATTATCTTACTAACTGAAAAATATTTACCTAAAGCACCTAGACCAAACTTGTCTAGTATACTTGTCATTATTTTTTGTAATGGGTCTTGTGATTCGTCTTCTTTCTTTTCTGGCGTTGGTGGTTTTCCAGTCTCATCTTGACTTTTTTGTTTTGCCATGTCAACTTCAAACTTGGCTTCTCTTTCATCAGCCTTTAAAAAGAAAGCATCAGCTTTATTGGTTGGTTTTCCACCCTTTAATTTAATCAACCATACAAGATTTTGTCTTGCTACATTTAAATCACGAGCAAAACTAGGCAAAGAAACCAAACTCTTTGCAAATGTGTTTATAATTTTCAGAAAATTTGGTTTCTCTTCAGTATCAGGCGATTCAGCAGTTCTTTCTGATTGTCTGAGAATTTTTTTCTTTATAGAATTATTTAATTCTTCTTTCATCTTATGCTGCCCTTGCAACTAAAGTATCCGCAGCTTTACCTTGGTGTTTGTCTGATACTTTTGTCTGGTTAATTGCAACAGTCTTGTTGTTTGTTTTTTCCATATTAATAACATTTACACCAGTAGGTTTCAATTGTTCTCTTTGTCCTTTTGAGACTTCAGAAGAAGCTTGAGCAACTTGTTCACCAGAAGCAGATGGTGCAGGTTTTGCTTCTATCTTACTACCAATACCAGTAATTTCTGGATCATTTTTGAATAGTTCAAAGTAATGTTCTCTTTCAGCAAGACCATTTGTTCCACCGTTAACTGCTTTTGTAACTCCCTTTGTGTCTGCCCAATCACCCTTTGTTAAATTTTGTACCTTCTTTGCATTTTTCTTGAACCAAAATAAAGCAGATTGAGCTGCATATTTTGCTTCACCTAATATTTCTGGATTACTAACAACATCGACATTAAACGCATCTTTAAATTGTTGATAATTTATACGACCAGTAGTTTGTAAGAATCCTCTTCCTTTAAATCTAGGACCATCTCCTGGTTGGGTATTTCCTAAATCTTTTCTTCCATCATATTTTAAAAAGTAGTCTGATTTGCCAAGTTCTTCTGTATATCTAAACTTTCCAGATTCATGTGCTGCTTGTGCAATAATTTGAGCTCTTGCATTTGAATCTTTAATTCCTTCTGCATCAAGAGCTGCAATCATAGTATTTTTTCCAGTTTCAAATCCTGGAGATGTTGGTTTTTTATCTGTTGTATTTTTCTTTTCAGGTGTAACAACAGGTGCTGGTGCTTTTACTGCTTCTTGTTTTTTTGGAACAGCTGCAGGTGCTGAAGATGGCGTTGATGTAGATGGTGCAACAGGCGCTGGCGATTCTGTTGTTTTCTTTGATGATAATGCAGATACTTGTGCAGTTAATGTCGCTATCTGCTCATCTAATCTATTATTTTCGTTTTGAAGAGTTTTTAAATCACTTTCTAATTGTGATTTGATGACTTGTAGAGTTTGAATATTATTTTTACTTTCATTCAATTTCTTTTCAAGGTCTTCAGACTTATCTGTTTTGTCAGTAGGAACTTCTCCTTTATCTGGCATCATTTTTTCTTTTGGATTAAAGAAGTCCAAAATCATTGTGAATTTTTCAGATACAAATTTAATTGCAGCTTCTTTAAAATCAAAAAATGCTTTAGAAAAATCTTCCCACAATTCAGGTATCCATTTGAACAATTTGTCTATTTCTTCTTTACCAAATAAACCAAATGTCAGAAAGTCTAAAACACCACCAAGACCAGCTTTAAGTGATTCAAATATATCACCAGATTCTTGATATTCATTCCATGCATCATAAAAACCAGATACCAATGAACCAACAATACTAACAATAAGACCAATTGGTCCAGCAACTTTCAATACGGTAAATAAAACTTTTAAAAGATTTTTTGGTGAAAATATTTTCATTAACAGTTTAGGATTAAACATCTTCTTTATAATTTTTAAAAAGTTTCTTTTCAACTTTTTAAATCCAATATTTAATTTTCTAAATGTTTTTGTCTTTTTTATTTTTCCCCAAATCTTTTTACCTATTTTAGAACCAAGTCCATCACTATCTTCCGATTCTGGTGTTGGACTTTTTTTACTTTTTGCTTGTATTTTCTTTTGCTTTTTATCATCTTCTTCTTTGTTAGAATCTGCTC